CGTCATCCCTTGATCGACGAAAAGACCCGTCATCCCTTGATCGACGAAAAGACCCGTCATCCCTTGATCGACGAAAAGACCCGTCATCCCTTGATCGACGAAAAGACCCGTCATCGTCTGATCGACGAGCGTGCCCGTTGTCGCTTGGTTCACAAATATTCCCGTCTGACCCGTTTGAACATAGTTTGATAAGTCTACAACAGCTCCACCAAAATTTCCAGTCATTCCTGTTGTGACAAAATCACCTGTAGAGTAAGCAACAAATTTAGATCCATCCCATACTGGAAAATCTCCAGCACTTGCTCCACTAAATTTTATCTTATTTATTCCAAAACCGCTGGCATCAGTCAAGACCGTAGTTAAACCGCCAGTTGTATTGATGAAATAGATTGTTTGATCTGCAAGTTGAAGATATAATTCTCCACTATAAAGTGCAGTTGGATCTGGAACTCTTCCAGTAACTGCTGTTCTTCTTTGTAAAAAACGAAAGGATGTATTGGACATGATACCTATGGTTAATTACACCCTGAATAAGATTTTTTAAAAAAATCTATCAAGTATCTTCTCCAGAATCCATAATTTCCGTATTGTCGCTAATCTGATCTCCTCCACCATCTAAAATTTGAATCTGATCTTGTCCACCATCTAAAATTTGATCATCGTTACCACTTCCAAATTGACTTCCAGAATCACAACAAGTATTTACAACCCCAGCTTCGTATCCTCCAACTTGTAATGGTTTAGCGCCATATATATTATATTTAGCAACTAAAGTATCCATGCGAGATTTCGAATCTTTTGCTAAATCTCTATACACTTTGCTAACTTCATTTCTATTAACAAAACTAATTGAATTATCTCCATCGGAAACTTGCAGGATGTTATCACCAGCATTGGTTGTGGCAGTTATTCCCCGCAATACATTTCGAGCTTGTTTATTATAATAATTATATAAAAATAATTCTTTATAAATTGCTTCTGCCTCAATTCCCATGTCTGGATCTTCACCAACAAAAGAGGTATTAATTAAAGTATTTAATAACCCCAAATTTTCTTTCATCCAAGAAAAAATATGATCATAAGTAACTGCAGTTATATCTTCATCAAATTCTGTTTCAAAAATTGATTGAGCTAATTCAGCTATTTGACTCATTAGATTTCTCCTAAAATCTTAATTGTTTTTTTATGTTGGGGATCGTTTGGATCTAATTTCAATTGTTTGTTTGGTTGAGGAATTAAATTTCTTCTGGCATTTTTTGTGTATGTTTTAAATTCTCTAATCAAAGCTCCCTTAAGTCTTCCTCTATCTAAAAATGGATTTAAGCCAACTCTTTGAGCAATTTTTTGTAAATCAACGTGAGTTGCGCCTTTTAAATTTTCTTCAAACACCTCTAATTCATAAGTTCCGAATGGACTAATCTTATTAACTCCAAGCAGTTCTTCTAAATTTTTTTGTTTATCAATAAAATCTTTTCCATTTGTTACTTCCAAGTCGTTTGTATCTTTCATATATAATATAGTAAAAAAAATGGCCGCTCTTTAAAGGAGCGGCCAATTTTAACTAACTGATTTTACCTTATGAACGTCTAATGATCTTTCCAAAGAGGGCGCGATTGTCGAGAACCATACGTCCTTCTTCGAGAGAACCAAAATATCCGATTTTGTTTTGACGGATGCTGTATTGGTCATCAGCGATCAAGCTGAACTCAGAACCATTATCGGAATCAACAGCTACCGCACGAACCAAGGATTCGCGGCTACGATTAATGCCGAGTAACAATTCATCTCTTGTGCCAGATGTTGCACCTTCGAAAGCTGCACCGCCAGATCCATCAGCTTTAGAGAATGTGGTTGAACCAGCGACAGTATCAAAGATTGTGTTGAACTTGCCACCTACGCCGAATTCATTGAAGATCAAGAGGTTAACTCCATAGAAAGAGGGAACTCCAGCTCCATTGAACAATCCAAGACGAACGGACTCAGGAGCGGCGATTCCAGGGTTGCTACCATCTGGAGTTGTAGCCAATACGCCTTTAGTGCTGATTGGATTATAAGCCATTGCGCGAAGTTCTTCTTCAACTTCTGGAGAAATCATCAAATCAGTGATTCCCATTCCAGAAACTCCATTAGCTGGAGTGCCAGCAGTGAAGGAGGTGAAAACTCTGCGAGAAAGAGTCAATAATTCGTTCAAATCTTGCAACAAGAAACGTCCTACAGAATTAGCTCTTTGAACGTGTTGCTTGCCATTTGTAGTGGCGTTAGCCAATGAGGAAAGAATCAAATTGCCAGAAGTGCGCTCTTGTTTAAAGAGGATTTCTTGCGCCATACGAGTGAAGGTTTTACTAACTACATCCATGCGACTCTTTGCAGCGTAACGCTTGTCAAAGCTGAGAGCTGAATCGAGAGTGTAGGTAGTAATCTTCATTTCTGCAGTTGTTGGCAATACTTGATTAGTTGGAAGACCACCAGCGACTTGTTGGCTATATACTTGGATATAGTCTTCGTCAGTGATGTCATAATATAAATCCAATGGAATAGAAGGATTATCGTCAGCGTTGAATTGTAAAGTAGTGAACAAATTGGACAACACTGGAGCGTTATTGATTACTTCTGCGAGAACAGGACCGAGAAATTGGGCCAAGGCGACTTGCGCTTCATAAGCGACATCACGATTCTTGGAAGCCATAGCTTTTACCAACTCGATTTGTTCTGGAGTTCTTTTGAGTGAGATTTTCATTTTTGTAATTCCTTTTAATGTTTAAAAATAATATTAGGCTTCGAGCTTGATAACTGCGTAAGTACCAGAATATTTATCAGCGATTGTTGCGCCATTTGCTCCTCTAGAACCAGTAGCTAAAATAGTTCCGATTCCAGAAACATCGCTTAATACAGCGCCAGTAATTTTACCAGCATTAGCAGAAAGCTTGAATTTAGCGCCTGGAGTTAAAGTTCCATCATAAGCTCTGGATGAAACTGTGAAAACTCCTCTTGTTGCGACTGGAACAGCTTGACCAGGAAGAAGAACTTGGTTCTCAGCGGCTTTCTGAGGATAATATAGGAGTTTCTCTCCATTTTCATCGTACTTTGCAGTTTCCCACAAAGTAATTCCGAGTGCTACGTCTCCAGCAGAAGCAGGAGTAACTTTTAAGCTTACTTTGGGATATTGATTAGCTCCAACAAAAGGATAATCAGTTTTGCCCAAATAAGAATCTGTGCCATAGGTAACAGGATCTAAATCCAAGTTTCCAGCGGATACCTTAACGAAAACTCCAGCATCACCAGAGTGAAATCCAGTAATATTTTCTGTTGCAGAAAGTACGGAGTCATCGAGAGCAAACATGTTAATAACATCATGCTCGTTATATTGTCTAAAGGGTAATAGTCTTTTGCCCATAATTGTGTTTAATAATAGTTAATGTTTTTAGGAAATGATAATATTTTCTTTCTTGAAAGCTTCTGCGAATCTTTGATATAATGACTGCTCTTGCTTTGAAGATTCTTGGTTGTTGTTGGGAAGTGGAGGATTAGAGGCTTTAGCCTTGTCGAGAATTTCATCAACAGAATTACTAGAAGACTTTGAAGTCTTAAGTTCAGAGATTCTTTTTTCTACTTCCGCGTCAATTGCGGCTTTCATCTCCTTTTCTTTCTCTTCTTTTGCTTTCTTATTTTTATTTTTCCACATTACTCCCAATTTGCCTTTGTAGGCGGCGAAAGCTTCATCGCTTTCATTTAAATTTTTAAGGTCTTCAGCCAAAACTTGACGATCTTCATCATCAAGATCGAAAGTTTCGTCCAATTCTTGCATTCGAGAATTGAAACGGGCTAAAGCTTCGGCAGTTTTTTGTTGAGACTCAAATTCATTAATTTTATTTAAGGCTTCCGCTAGTTGTTTTTGAACTTCTTCCATTGAAGCTTTCAATTCTGCTCTTTCTTTTTCTGCGGTTTCTACTTGAGTCTTTGCGTCTTCCAGCTCTTTGCGATACTCTGCATCTTTTTGTTTGATGGCTTCCGTAAACGTGGCCGTCATATTAGCTGCAGCTTCTTGAGATACCTTTTTTTCTAACAAGGCTTCTCGAACTTCGGAAATAAGATTGTCTAAATTCATGGCGCTATCTTTTTGAGTTTTTACAACAGGGGTATCAGATTGGGAATTTTTTTTACTAAAAAAATGAGAACCAAAATGCCAAAATTTAGCTTTTGGATTTTCTTGAACCTCAATTTTTTGACCTTTATCTACAATAACTCCCTTGACATCAGCGGCTGGAGTTGTTGTAAAACCAATTCCAAGTGGATAAACTTCTCCAACAACTAATCTATAAATTTTTGTACCGTCGTCTAGTTTTCCACTACCTCCATAAGACTTCAATTTGCCTTTTAATTCTTTGATAATTTTCTCGTCAGAAATAATCTCTGCTTCTTTTAAATTTTCCGATCCAATTGCGATTTGGTAGTCGTTGAATCCCAATTCCCAACTTGTCGAGATTTTATTATAGTATTGACTTTCGGGATCTTCTGAAGACGCTTCCAAAGCGTCTGCAAACTCTCTATTAACAAATTTATAAACCACAGCCCCCAAAGAAATATTGAAAGCATCACTATACCCATTAAGATCTTCTGGAACAAGAAGTTCACTATCTCCATAACGGCTAAATCCTGCTGTTAAAATATGACCAACGACTTTTTCTTTTTTGTGTTCAATATTTGTAGGCTTATGTTTAAAAAGTTTTGAAATTCTAAGAGCAGTATCGGTATCAATACCGTCATCGTTCCTATTAAAACGATTAACGACAGCAGCATTAAAAGCCACACCAAGTAAATCAATATTTTCATTTAAATCTACCTCAGAATTTGGAATTAAAGAAATTAAATTTTCGAGAGAAGCCTTGGAGATATTTTCATCAGATTGAATTCTTTTTACTTTTAATTCTCCTGCACTAAATGTTGTTTGATATTTAAAATTCATTTTATTTTTTCAGAATGATATAAAATAGCTGAAGGGTAACTTGTTAATTCGTGTTCCGTTGAAATAGCTAAAACTTCATCTAATGTTTTTAATTTTTCTATTTTATTAATGTCATTTACACAGCTTTTAGCTTCTTCGCTCCATTTGGGCATGTCTGTTGCACAGACAATAGCTTCACATAGATTGTCAACAATTTTATTTTGCTGTTCGTTTAAGGTTTTTGTTTTGTATTTTTTTCTAATCTCTGATTCCACAAGCTTTCTTAATTCTTCTACTTTTCCAACTACTTGCTGAATATTATTTCTTGAATAACCTTTAATTGTTTTTTGGGGAGCTGTTTTGCCTACTGGACGACCTGGAGATTTGGGAGTTTGATTTACATTAGTGGGTTTATTAGGCGCAGTTTCTGCGGGCGCGGGTGCGGGCGCGGGGGCACCAGCAGCTATCTTGGGAGCTGGTGGCGCAACAAAAGGAACTCCACCGACTAATGGATTGTAAAATCCCTTTTTTCTATCTTTAACAAATTCTTCTTGAGTAATGCCGATCTCTTCTGAATCTGGAAACTTACCCGTGTTAAATACGCCCAATCCTTGTTGTGGAGTCAATATACCTAATTCCATCAAACGAGTTGTAATTCTTAACAATTCAGTTTGATCTTTAGAATCCATATCCACAAATTTGGCAGTGGGAATATTTCTAAAACCTAAGCTCTGAGAAACTCGACGAATTTCCCTTTGAAGAAAATCATTTAAAAAAGCTCTTCTTGCTTCATTCAATTTATCCATGAAAATACGAGCTTTAACTTCCGTCGTATTATATTTTTCTGTTCCAATCATGATGTTTTGCAAACCCATTCTAATGTCTTCATTTAGAACAGTATATTTTTCTGGACCAATGATTTTTGAAATGTCAGGAATAATAAATTCTGCCTTTGTTGTATAGTCAGAAACTAAAACTCTTCCAACGCTCTCATTCATGAAAAGCTGCTGCATAGCAATTAAATTTTGAGGATTAATTCCGCCCTTATCTGGTTCTGCGCCCATTGTAATCAAAAGAATTACATTCTCAACTGTTCTTGTGATTGCTTGATCCATTTTTTTCAATTCTAATTTAGCATTAATGTCCTCTAAGACTGGATATCCAAAAGGAATAGCAAAAGGTTCATAATCTTGTTTCTTGTAGAAACTGTAACTCAATTTTTCATTGTCTAATTTAATCAAAAGACCGTTTCTATAATATTGACCTTCTTTAATTTTTTGTTTTACATCTGGAGGAAGCGCATTTAAAACTTCCCTATCGTAATCATCTTTGGGATTACGTAATCTTTCCATGTCATATTCAGAAAGAACTTTTTCATAAGCTCCAGCGGCAAATGTAGTGCTTCTTTTAGCAACAATATCAAAAGGATTCAAAACAATATATTTAATTGGAATTTTATTTGCAGATAAGCTTTCTTCAGCATAAATTTTCGATAAAGTATTAAAATCTTCTAAAGACAAAACTCCATCAAGCCGATATAAGAAAATATTACCACTTCTATAGTACTCTCTAAAGTATTGATCCTTCAAATCCCATAAGCGGATTTTATTAAACCAACGATAAAAAAAATCTCTAGAAGTTTTATTACCACCTTCCAAATAAATTTCTGAATTAGCAAATTCAGCCATAACATCTATTGAATTTCTAAAGATAGCTACATTTGCATAGGCTTTTTGGCAGAGTTCAATCGCCTCTCTAACATTAACTCCATCAGAAGCATATTCGTATGGTAACATGCCCATCCGAATACTACTAAAACGATTAAAAGTTCCAGAAAAAGCTGACCTATTTACTCTTGAACTATTATTTCTTGAATCTGAAGTTGCTGGCTCCAATCTTTTATAATTAGCGGTACTGATTGAAGCATCAGAAGTATAAAAAGGCTCTCCTGCACTAGTGGGTGGAGGTACGTGAAAAACTTGAGGAGATGTTACTTGGGGTTCAACTGCTGAATCAAATTTTTTCCAATACGGCGACTTCTTTGTATACTTTCTTTTGTCAGACATATTCTATGTTACACTCAAAAGTTAACTTTAAAAGTCACTTTATGAACATTGGTGAAAAGAAATAAGGTTGTGGAGCTGGAAGCTCATTCATATCGTAATATAAATTCATCATCCAATTAACTAATAATAATGCAGAATAAGAATCTTTTCTTGCTCTATCTGGGCCTCTCTGACCTTTAAGATTTGGCGGTAAATCAAAAGTTTGAGTACCCATTGCAGTTGTATTTGGTTGAATTAAAGCGCATTGTGACTTTGTTAAATCAAGCATATCTTTTTGATGCTCAATAAAGTCAATCTTTTTAGCTCCAGATTCTTGATCCTCGTCTCCAACCCTAAGAAACTTGATTTTATCAATTGGGATATTTTTATTTCTTTGTTTTGAATAATCATCATTCATTGCAGCTCCAGCAAATAATATTTTTTTATGATCAAAAGCTGACTGCAATAATTCATTGGCGTATCTAATCCAAGATGACGTTGGCTTACGAAGGTGACAAATCTTTCTTTGAGTTAAATTATATTGATTTCTGCATGAAACTACTGCCGCATTATATTCTTGCAGGTTTTCAAAATCCGCATCAAATGTTTCTATTTTTATTTTTTCTTTTTTAAATAATTCACTTTCATTAACTGAATTTAAAAATTGAACTCCCCCATTATAGTCACCAACAATTGCGACAATATTAAAATGAGTAATTAAATAGTGAAAATATTCAATGTGATGTTTCAAAGCTGTTCCAGGCATTGCGTAGCTATGAACTACAGCTCCAATTCTTTTATCGGGAAGTAATTTAATAACTTGCATTGCAAAATCATCCGAACCTTCAGACTCAGACCAAGAAGGGTCAAATGAAAGTATATATTTGGCATTTGCGTCACCAGCAACTTCAATTGATTGACCTTCACCATCTGGGATCGTACATTGTATCATCTTGCTTACTTTAAAATATCCACTACTATCATCAGTAAAAATAGAACCAAATTCTCTTTGGAACTGAGAATCGCTCATTGTAGCTTTTGCTTGATTAAGTAAGCTCTGATCATACAATTGTGTAGGAGCGCAATCATAACTGAAGTGCATTACTACTCTATGTGCGTCATCTTTATCTCTTTTTTCATTCTTTATTAAATACTCATACTGTTGATAAAGTTTATAGAGATATTCAAATTTATAACTTGCAGAAGACAAGCCAATAATTTTATTGTTTGGCCAAATTGTTCTGTCTTCTTCTTTCATTTTGCCGTCGGCGATCATTTTTGATTCAATATCATAAATTTTTTGCCTCTCTGTTGGATTTTCAACTACAGACAAGAATGGAACAATAACTTCGTTATAAATTTTTTCTGGCATCAATAAAAATTCATCAATAATCATTCTTTGAAAACGAAAACCACGAAGTTTCTCTCCATCCCCCAATGGAAGAGCGGTAATGCGTGATCTACCTATCTCCATGAACCATTCGTCATTGCCTCTTGAAACCCTCGTAATTGTTTCAGCGAACATTGGAGCTTTAACGCTTTTAGATATATCTTCAATTTTCCTAAAAATCATTTTTGCTTGACGAAATGATTTTGATATGATTCCAATATGAACTCCTTGATGTAAAATTGCATCCAAGATAGCAAAAATACCAGTAGTAAATGATTTAGATAAACCGCGACTCCATACACCTAAAAAGTAATCAGTATTGAACATTGCTTTAATAGCCATGTGTTGAAATGGAAAAAGTTCAACACCAGTCAAAAGCTCAGAAGTGAAAGACGGATTTTCTCTTAAAAATTTATACAATAAAACTTTAGCCTCGCGTTCATCCAGAAAACCTTCTTTAGAAAGTATTTCTTCATTGATGTCCTTGTACTTATTTCTACTCCTTTGATTTCCTACTTCCCAGCTCATAATCTTATTTTGTTGACATGGTATTGTAAATCAACATTCCAAATTTTTTTACCAGCCCTGAGAATCATTGGAATTAATGTTTCGCTCTGTCTCCGACCGCCAGAAAATACAAATTGACAGCAATCTTTATATTCATGCTGTATGATCCTCATGTTATGAAATATATATTTCATATTTGATTTATGAAATGACCTTTTGTTATTCGTTTCAAGGGTTTCCAATTTAGATTCAATGACTATAAACACATAGCAATCAATAGATCTACACCTATCTAACTCTCTTTTAAATCTATCTAAGTTTGTTGGACTTAAGGTCGATTTAAAATCTTGTTCTGACTTCCTATCTACAAAAGTATAATCAAAATTTTCTTGAACCCCATAATCACCAACATCCAACTTGCTAACTACTTGTTTTTTAAAAAATAAAGGCTCCTGCTCTCTAGTATCGGTAATAATTACCATATCTTCTAAGCCCGATTTTTGTTGAAAATCAGTATTAATTTTTTCAGCAAATAAAGGAGACACTCCTATTTCATTACAAGCATACGTATAGCTTTTATAGAATTTTTTATAATGATCTATAGATGGCAAACAGCTTGTATATAACTCTATTTCATTTGGCGCAAATTTTAATTTCTTTTTATTTATTCTTTCTGCTAACTTTTCGAGGATGTAATTTTTAACAACCTCTTGTTTGCCAGTTTCACACCATTTATAAAGTTCATTTATGTTATTAAAGTCAGTTTCAAAGTAACTTTCCTTATCTTTGAATGGAAGAAGCTCTCTAGTTAATAAATTTTTTCTTTGAAAATGAGTTACAAAATAATCATGAAGATAAAGTCCATGCTTTTTTATGTGAGCATGTAAACTTCTTTCAGATTCAAAAACTTCTTCGCACTCTAAACAGTTATATGACATCTTCCTGTGAAATTCCTAAAACTCTAGCTTTAAAAGCTGCCATGCCCTCCAATCTTTCAGCTTCAGTTCTTACTAGCTGTTTTTGCATTTCGGCAATTCTAACCATGTTCTTTCTTTCCTCTTCGTCTTGAAACATTTGCACAAGAGAAATAATTGAAGCATTCTCTCTCTGTTTGTTTTTCATTCTTTCCGCTCTATCACCTTGTAGCTTTTTAGTGAGATTTTCTATTCGACCTTCGCACTGATGATATTCTGAACTTTTTGCTTTAATAATTTCTGCCAATCTTACTGTCATCTCTTGCTGTTCTTCTGTTTGGTCAAAAAGTTCATTTAATTTATGCAAGTGCTTGCTAATAACTTCTAAATTTATAATTTCCTTACAGACGTTCATGTATAAATTTAATTCATCTGCTGTTAAATCTGGTTTATCCCAAGTCAATCTTGTGAATTCCTCTTCAAATAATAATCTATCATCTTTTGATGAAAAATTATTTATGATTTTAACAAATCTAGAATTTGATAAGTTAATTGCTAGTTTATCTAAACAATTTTTTTGATTTCTACTTAATTTAGTTTCTTCTAATTGTAAACCAGTTGAATCAAATATTTTTTTAATTAATCTAAGATAAGTTTTGGGCGGACTATAATTAGTTAGAAGTCCGTTTTCTTGACTTGGAACAAAATTTTCATTTACTGTCCTTATATGCTCAAGAACAGCTCTTTGTTCAGCGCCGAGTTTTTTGACTTCTTTATCTGGAAATAAAAGTTCAGCAATTGCAAAAGAACTCATTCCTTGTTCTGCTGATTGAATAATAAAATGTTTATTAGCTTCCGTTAATTCTATCGCATCTACTTTAGTATGCTTACTAGTTTTATAATCTAATTTATTCTTTACTAAAAAAGCCCTTACTAATTTGCCTTGAATGGACCTTCCATCAATATCTTCATTACCAAAGACCCTCTTTGTTAGAACATTCAAATCTCTAACTAATTTATAATTATTTAAAATAAAATCTTCCTGCTCTTTTGAGAGCGATGTAACCTTACTCTGATCCATAGCAGATATCGTTATTTTTTAAAATTTCTAAAGCCTTTTCCCTAAAGAGTTTTTTTAAATTTTTAATTTGCTTATACCCAATCATTCTATTTTTTTCTGTAGTTTTATAGCCCATAAATTTTGCAACCTCTTCTTCAGTCTTTCTTTCAAAAAACAGCATAACGTAGGCATTATATTGCTTTATAGTTAAAACTTTTTTCATTTCGCCGTTAAGCAATTCTATACTTTCAAAATTGAAAAAAGAACTGTCCATTTTCTGTTCAACTTCTTGTTTGTGATTCTCTAGAGCAAGGGGCATTTTTAAATCGTAACCAATTTTCTTTTGCTTTTCCCATTTTGAGTATTCTTCACAAAAATTTCCTTGTGTTTTGTCTGGAGATATGTGACAAATGTCTTCTCCTCCATTATGTGGACAGTTCAAACAAGGGCGTATATAATTAGTATAATTATTTCTAATTATATTTTTAAGTTGATTTGAAATTATTCTCCCTATCCAAGGTTCAAGCGGCTTGGATTGATCCCACATATCCCATTTTTTATATATATGAATTTTAATTATTTGGGAAACATCATCAAAATCCATCCAACTAATGGCAGTTAATTGCCACTTTTTTCTTTTTTTGCCAATTGCCTTTTCTATTATTTCGCTTTTGTCTTCAAATGAGATTTTTTTTATTTTTTTATTCATCAGAAAAATCACTCAAACTTTGAGTCCTTCCTCTTGGAAATTTAGTCGCCTCATAATTTGGAGATATTAAATCTGAAAATTTTACAACTCTAACATCGGAAGACATTTCTACATCTACATTTAATCTTGAAATTCTTGGTACTCTTGTTGAATTTGAAAAATAACTTTCTCCTGTATCATCTTCGTTTTCAATATCTTCAGGCTCTTCTTCCAAATCTTCGTCTCTCAATCTCTTTGATCTAGAAAGTTGCCTATGTTTTTGTACTGCCGAAGTTCCACTATTATATGGCAGCCCACATTTATGACAAAAATTCGGAGCAGAAAATTTATATTCGGCTTTACAGCCACAGTGGGGACAGAAAATAAATGCCATATTTGTTCTTATTATATAATCAAATAAGAATGGGGCTATTAAATAATAAAAGAATAGTCGTTCAATAATATAAAGGCTACGCGCCAAAGCGTAACGACTTATTCTATAATATTTTACACTTTTTCTTTGTCTTTTTCTTGCTGCAGCTTAATTATAATAAATTTGAGAATCCCACTTCTGTATATGTCGTTGTTGTCGAACTCATAACAAAAAATTCCATTTTCCTGAGATTCTTGATCATTAAATAGATTAAACATTTGCTTAAATCCACTTGACTTAATATCAGCTTGCATAAAATCTCCACAAATAAACATTTTACTATTTTCGCCAATACGAGTAATTAAAGTAACTAACTCTTTATAAGAAAAATTTTGAGCTTCATCAGCAACGATTAATTTGTCTGCCCAACTAGCTCCTCTTAAATAATTTATTGGTTTTGCAGACAACAATTCGCTCTTTTTGAGCCAAATGGAATGCTCCTCAGAAACCATTTCGTCAATTTTTTCCCAAAGTGGAGTCACAAATGGCTCAAATTTATGATCAGCCTCGCCTGGCAAACTACCTAAGCCTTTTTCTGCACTTTCTGCAATACTTCTTACATAGATTATCTCCTTGTTTGTATCTTTAGCTAATAAATTTATGGCAGCATAAACTGACATATAAGTTTTGGATGTACCCGCAGGTCCAGCAAGAAATATAATCTTGGATTTATCAGAAAGAGCTAATTCAAGAAAGGCTTTTTGTTTTTCAGAAAATTTAAACGGTCTTTGTTTAAAATTAATTTTTTCTTTTGGCTTTGGAGTTATATTTAAATCCGTTGACTTTTTGAGAGATGGTTTTTTTGCCATTGATTATAATAAATTTTTAAAGAAGAATTTCTTTAATTACCACTCTACCATTCAGCATTGAATTTTGTGCTACTTGCAATTGTTGAGATACTATTCTGCCATTGATATCAAAATTTAAAACATTATTTGATTCGCCTATGGTTTGTCCCTTTTTGTTAAAAGGTAGAAAATATATATTTGTAGCGCCAGCATTAGCGCCCGTAATATCAACAATTGCTCCTACATTTTCTCCTTGTATTGTTGTTGTTCTTTCTGCTGACGTTAATACTACAGAATCTGGAACTTGTTGTCCCAATGTATAAACTGGAGTTCTCTGACAATCTACATTTACTTCAATAGAAATTTTGGCGTTTGGAATATTCACCGAAGATCCGTCCATTTTAGTTGTCAAAGCATGAAGTGTATCATAATATGGTTTAGTTGGGTCCAAAGCAACACTTAGAGGCCCATCATTAAATTTTTCTAAAGTTTGACCTTTTAAATTTCTAACATCATAAGAAATAAAATTAGCGGAAACAGAAACTGGTTGATAGGGATTTATTTTAACTGAATAATTTTGCAAATAACATCTTTTTAATAAGAAGTTTGAAAAATAAATTTGATGTCCAGTAGTGAATTGACCAGTTAAATCAAAAAATTTTTTTTGATTTTCTGTATCTACCCATAAATCAAAGGTATCTTTTTGCATTAATGGATAAAACGTAAAAGAAAACTTTCCTTCTAAAGGTCCAACTGTTGAAAAATCATTTTTTATTTGAGCTTTTCCAAGATACCTATTAGCGGACAAATTTGGATCTAAAGCCAAAGAAGCTTCTGTTGCTGCAAAAAGTTTTTCGGCACTCCTATAATTCAGGAAAAAATTTTCCTGAATAAATTCAGCAAAAATAGGTAAATCTGAATATTTTAAAAATGTCGTTGACATATTTCTTTTTATATCTTACACATCTTCTTATGAGCAAGAATGTTTTTACCAAAATAAATAAATGCATAGAAATTGCCAAGTGTCTAAAAAAAGATAGACAAACTGGAAGAGCATTTCATGTCACTTTTGTATACAATAAAAACAAATTAATAAGTATTGGAATAAATAATTTAAAAAAACTCCATAGGCGACATATCTTTGGTTCTTATAGAGGCTTTAAAGACAATCCCGAAAAATATATTGCGTCTTTGCATTCAGAAATAGATGCGATCATTAAAATGGGCAAGACTGACTGTTCTAAACTTACTTTCGTAAACGTAAGAATAGATAACGAAGAAAAAGTAAAAATGGCAAAGCCCTGCCAAAACTGCATGAAAGTCTTGGAGGGCTTAGGGTTTAAAAATATTTTTTATACTAAAGATGACGGTTCTTACGAATCGTTGTTTTGAGACTGTTCTTCTTCTATAAGATCATTAATTTCATTCATTGAACACTGCTTCATAAAAATAGGCATGTTGTCACCCACGCAAGCGCCTAAAATATTAAATTCATAATATTCAAAGGCTTCTTCTTCAGTCATGCCATCTAATTTTAATTTTTCAATTACTTTTGCTTCATCATATACTAATACTCCGTATCTAGCAAAAGAAAAACCTACTCCAAGCAAACAATCATCAAAACCATCAGCTTTCATATAAGCACTTTTTTCTTCTACTAGATTTCCCATTTCTAGATTCTTTACATACTCAGTGTGAATTTGATATAAAAATTTAGATTGCAAATCTCCATTTCCTTTTATTTTGGGATTATCATTTTCTTTTGTTTCGAAATAAGTAATGGAGCCCAGTCCATTATTAAACCATTTTAATTGATGCTCTAATGGAATCCAAAAGTGCTTGTGACCAATTTCATCTTTCTTTTCGTTAGAAACAAAAGAA